GTTAGTGCAAAGCAAGGAGGGGGAATTGGAACTGATACTCAAACGGTTACACTGGGCACACCATCTACAATAACCTCCTCTACCACAGATTCCGTAACAACAACCTCTCATACGCACGCTATTACCGGATCTTCTGATACTAGCGGAGCGACCCAAGAGTACATATTAGCAGCAAATACAACCGGCGGAGTTAAAGTAGAGGAATTCGCAGCTGCCGGAGATGCAACATTTTCAGCTAATGTAACTATTGATGGAAGTTTATTTGTTGATGGAGCACTCACCTATGTTAATGCAACGAATTTAAGTGTTAGTGATCCTTTAATTACTTTATCCGCAAACGGTGATTCAGTCGCTCCTACCCATGATCAAGGTCTTATGATCAACAGAGGTACTTCAGCGAACGTCGCTTTTATATGGGATGAATCAGAAGACGATTTTGCATTTATTACAACTACTGATGGTGGATTATCAACAGGAAGCCTAACTGTTACATCTTATGCTAATGTTAGTGCTCTGGAATTTTATTCACGTGGTACAGATGACTCATCAAGTGGAACTACTGGTTCCATTCGAACAGATGGTGGTATAGGAGTTGCTAAATCAGTTTTTGCTAATGTTGTACACGCTGATGGAACAACTAATGCTACATCTAATACAACAGGTCAATTACTATCATCCGGCGGTTTAGGAGTTGCGAAAGCTGCTGTTGTTGGTGGTGATTTAACTACTTGGAACGATACGTATCAAAAAGATATAACACGAACTTTAGTAACAGAAGCTACTATTGCAGATGCAGCTAATGCATGGTTATTTGAAGTTCCCATAGCGAGTTGGTCTGCTGGAGAAGTGGCTCTGAAATTAAAAGCTGGAGCTAATGAAACTGAATTTCGCAAGTATCTATTTTGTGAAAGTGGAAGCGGAACAGTAGAAAATAATCAATATGGTGGATTAGGTCATGATATTACTGCAACAATAACTTTTGATACAACCGACGGCTCAGGTTCTACATCAGGCGCAACTCATATAGGAATGAACGTTCTCAATGGAGACGGAGTTCAAATAGTAGCCAAAGTAGAAGCAACCTTTCATAGTGTATAAACGACATGTCATCAGTACCATTTAAAGCAATTGCCGGATTAGAAGTAGAGGGAGATTTAAAACTTGCAACTCTTCCAACCGGAACTCCAGCTAGCGCTGGAATGATTCTTTCATTATCTTCGACTGGTATCACGCACTATAGAACGTTTTCTGAGATGAAAACATCGACGGATTCCGGTCGATTAGATGGGGTCTTAGCTGGTTCCGGATTGACAGTATCTAGTTTGCAATCGGCTGGCGTAGGAACTGATACACAAACGATTACGTTAGGTACTCCGGATACATTAAGTGTTTCTACAACAGATGCAGCTACTACTACATCACATACACACGCGCTGACTTCTTCTAATGATACTAGTGGTGCAATTGCTCCCGTAATATTATCAGCAAATTCATCGGGTGGAGTTAAAGTAGAAGAATTAGATATAAACTCTGGGTCATTAAAATTAACAGATCACGTATCTGCGCCTGCAGTAACTGCGAATAAGTTGTATGCCAATACTACTTCTTTGTTTTGGGAAAATAATGATGTTATGGTTGGAACCGCCGCGGCTAATCAACAGTTTGTTTCAGGAATCGCTATAGCAATGGCAATCGCACTAGGATAGTACTAGAAAAAGGGTAACAGTTATGGCAAGTAGTTTTAAGAATAGCTCAGTAAGAGCGATTGGAACATCAACTACAGCTGTCGGATCAGCTGTTTCCGCGGGAGTTGAAGTAACAATAATAGGTCTATCACTTGCAAATATAACCGCTTCTCAAGTCAAAGCAACTATTGCTATGAGTGATGGAACAAATGTAACGAATATAGTTAAAGACGTACCCATCCCTGCTAATTCTAGCTTAATAGCAATTGGCGGTGATCAGAAAGTTGTTTTAATGGTAGGGGACAGAATCGTCGTAACATCAGATACCGCATCTAGTTTGGATGTATTAATGTCTTTCTTGGAGATTACATAAAATGGCATATTTAGGATCACCCTTTACGTTCGACTCCCGAATTCCGGATCCCGGCACAACAGATCAAGTTTTAAAAAGCGATGGCGCTGGAAATTGGACTACTGCAGATCCAGGCCATCTCAATTTACCATCAGGCGCTTTAGATGAAGTTTTAACATATGACGGAACAAATTGGGTTTCTGCAGTATCAGCAGGCGGAGGCGGTGGTTCAACAGAAGCCATTGCAACCGGAGCATTGGCTGATGGACAATCAGTTATTCTTAAATCAGATGGAACAGTTGAAATAGTCTCAAATCCTATTGGGTATATAACAGCACCGCTCGCAGATGATGGCACCAACACAAGAACCCAAGCCCACAACTCAACCAATGCTGCGCAATACCAGTCTGTTGATTTTGATCCGAATGATCCAAATAAATTTGTGATAATTTATAGAGACGTTTCACAATATGTAATGGCCGCTAGTGTAGGTACAATAAGTGGTTCAACTATATCAATGTCCGGACCATTTCTGATGCCTTGGACGGCGCATGGCTACGCCCCGAAAGTAAAATATCATCCTTCCACCATGATTCCAGGGACGCCCCCGCAGAGCCCTTTAATCGCGGTAGGTCAGGCAGATGGAATGAATGGGATGAAGATAATTCTGATGTCTTATGGTGGGTCTGCTGGTCTGTACATCGTTGGATCCGGATCAACCGGCGTGACAATACATCCCGTGAGCGGCATGCCAATGGATTATTACAACGCTTTGACAATGTTTGATTGGGATACTGCGTATACAGGATCCGGTAACGCAACAAATCGGTTTCTTCTATCTTGGGAAGCCAATCACGATCCCATGATGGGCTCAAACACCGAAACTTATCTGATCGCCGGAACATGCGCTGACAATGGTGGCTCAGTTGTCTTCGGAACCATCGGCAATGCAGATCATATGCTACAAACAAATAACGGCATCAGTATCTATTCTGCTTGGGAAAGACCTATTGCATTCGATCCGAATACTGCAGGTAAGTTTGCATATGTGCAACCTGTTCACGCTTCACAAGACCTGCAGATGAGAATTGGTACTATATCAGGAACTACCATTACCCTCGGCACCGCAGTCAAACTCGACGCAAGTGGTGGAGGTGATCGGTATTCTCATTCTGAAGTAATGTGGAATACCGCGGTCTCCGATCTTGTATTAATATCATGGTGCCGCGATAACATCGGTGATAAACCTGCAATTGCAATTGCAACTGTTTCAGGAACTACTCCAACAATAGCAGCCCCACTTGAGATACATACTGCTGGATATGGTGTTAAAACACCATGGCGGATAATGGAGTTTCTTGCAGACAAAATTTTCGCTGTAGGATATATAAATACAGGCTCGTATGGCGCATTATTTCATCAAGCCTTTTCATGGACCGGTACAACCATATCTGCCCCTTACACCAGGACAGAAATTTCACATCCCACTAACCTCGTAACTGCTCAGACCGAATACAACTTCACCAAGGCATACCAAGCTGCCAGTAATGGAAGTAAAATTATTGGTTTCTATTACCAGGGTTTAAACCCTTCCGAAGATCCTGTGTTCACACAATCTACGTTTTATGGTTCAGCCGGAACCAATCTTACTGCAACTAATTTCTTAGGTATTTCCGATGGTGCATATGCAAACGGTGCGACAGCAACAGTTCAACTTCCCGGCGCAGTTGACGATGCACAATCAGGTTTAACAATAGGAACCAAATATTATTTACAAGGAGATGGAGTCTTATCTGCAACTGCGAATACACCAGAAGTTTTAGTGGGAACGGCAGTTGGCACAACGAGAATATTATTAGCTGATTCTGCCGTGTTAAAAGACATCACACTAGATAGAACTGCAGCAACCACAGCTATAGCAGCACATCAAGCTACTAGAGTAGCAGCAGAAGCGACAGTATTGGCGAGCGCCGCAACCGACGCAACCACTAAAGCAAATGCAGCTCAAGCAACCGCTCAAGCAGCAGGAGTCGCCGCAGCTTACGCCGTCGATACTTTACAAATTGTTGCATCTGGATCTTTGGCAAATGGAAATAAAGTTATTCTTCAGGCAGATGGAAAGGCTAAACTAGTTGCCAATAGTCCGGCACCGCTGGATACTCCAACTACCGATACTCAATCGCAAACGATGGGTGGAAGGATGGATGAACCTACGGTGGCTCAAGGCAGTAGTCAAACAGATCAACCACAGCAGAAAGCGTTCATTTCTTGGGATCCACTTGACGAGAATAGATTCATCATAGGATATAAAGACGAAAACGCCCCAACTGGAACAGGTTATCCAAAGGCCGTAGTAGGAACAATATCTGGTACAACTTTATCATTAGGTACTCCAGTTGATATCGCTACGGATAACGATAGTAGTCCTGTTGCTATACATTTTCATCCAGATGTAGCTGATTTGGTAGCAATTGCATACGGCGCCGACTATAGTGGTACAAAAAGTCCAATACTTACATTTGGAATGATTGAAAACTCACTCTTCGTAGCCAAATCTTCTCTTAATATGCATCTGGGTGCTTCATACGGCTCGAGTGTACCTCATTTCGAAAAAGGTAATTTCTGCTTTGATTGGGATCGCAATTCAAGTGGTAGTACCAGAGAATATGCTTGTGGCATGGATGTTTGGTTTGATTATTCCGGTACAACTAACTATCGAATGCCAGTTTTGAGAGCAGGTAAAGTTACTGTGGACGCTACTACTATAACTCCAGGTTCAGCAACATGGCCACGAGGGCTTTTCACTGCTGGTAATTATCAATGGGGCGGTGGACAAATTAAATCTTTACGATTTGATCCTAATACTCACAAGAAATTCTTTTGGATACATCATTACCCTTCAGGAGGAGGCGGAATAGGTCACGCTTTACGCATAGTTACTTTAGATTCAAATAATTATCCTAGTTTGGGTTCAGAAATACAGCTTACGGGACAAGGTGTAGATAATAGTGATGACGGGGCCTACTGTGAATGGAATCCTGCTATAGCAAACCAAATCGTATTTTCAGGTAAGACATATAATCCCGCTACAATGTGCGTAGGAACAGTAAGTGGAACTTCAGTATCTTGGGGAACTAGGTTTACCCCAACAGCCTCAAACACTTCCACGTCACAACCATGGAATATTTTCTTTGCACTCGGCGCCGCGCAAGGTAGATTTTACGGCGTAACAACCATTTATACAGGAAACAGCTCTGATCCACGTCCATTAGTGTGCCAAGCCTTTAATATTACTGGTACTACTATAACGGAGGTTGGTTCCCCGGTAACAATTGCTGCTCATAACTGGCTTGATAATACTACAACTTATCCTTGGCACGCTGCACCATCACCTTCCGGAAGGAAATTTATGGTGAGCCATCTTGAATCAACTGGAGATACTAAACTTACTACCGGAACTATTGGAACAGCAGGAGTAACAAATCTTACTGCAGAAAATTTCTTAGGAATTTCCGATGGTGTATATGCTGATGGAGCAACAGCAACAATTCAACTTTCTGGAGCTACAGATGATGCACAATCAGGTTTAACAACCGGATCCACATATTATGTACAACCTAATGGAACTTTAACTACAACTGTTGGTTCACCTGTCGTTTACGCTGGTCAAGCACTTTCAGCAACAGAATTATTAATTGCTGCCACTCGTCCAGGCGTGGTAGGTTCGCAATTACCATTACCAGGAACAACAGGAAGACTTTTATCAAGTGACGGAACGAATTGGATTTCAGCAGTTGCTCCAGTGGAATTACCAACAGCAGGAGTGGCCGGAAAAGTTTTAAAAAGTGATGGAACAAATTGGATTTCCGGAGATGAAGCGGAATTACCAACTCCAGGATTAGCCGGATACGTTTTAAAAAGTGATGGAACAAATTGGATTTCCGACGCTGAGACAGATCCCGGATTACCAGTAGCAGGAACAGCAGGAAAACTTCTAACAAGTGATGGAACAAATTGGACTTCTGCTGACGCAGTTCCGGGTTCCGGAAGATTTGAAGCTGTAGCTTCCGGTGCATTAGCTGATGGAGATAGAGTTATTCTTCGCTCAGATGGAAAAGTTGAACATGCCATTCCACAAGGAGCACTAGGAGTTAGTACTGATGCTCAGGGTACAGCTCTTCAAGGGGTCAATGGCGATATAAGGAATGATAGATGGGGATCAACTATAGACTTTGATCCGAATGACGATAATAAATTCGTAGTAGGATATTGGGATAGTTCCGGTGCAACTGGAACTTATTTGCAGATGGTAGTTGGTACACTAACAGGCACAACTATATCATGGGGTACTCCAGTAGATATTGAAACCGCTGCACCTCAAGGTGGTAGTATGATTTCTTTTAAATTTCATCCTACCCAAGCTAATTTGATAGGAGCTGTATACGGTACTGACGGAACCGGCGCTACACAAACCAACGGCGCGCACTTTGGTGTTGCAACTGTAACAGGAACATCACTTAGCTGGTATCCTTTACTTGATTTTGAAGCAGGACAAGACTGTTCTGGAGGTGCCCAGAGTGGCACTCCTGATGCTACATTCTCATTCGATTGGGATTCACAGTTTACAGGAACAGGATTTAGATGCGCTTGGCAAAATGAATTTGCGGTTGGCGGAACAAGCGGAGAGAAACTCCATAATGCTGGATCAGCTATAATTTCACCTGTTGGAGCCGGACCACATACGTTGACGGCTAGCACAACAGCTTATCGTTTGGACAATCGAACATATACCGGTGGTGTTGTTAGAATTAGAAGTTGTCGATTTGATCCTTTTACGGAAGGCAAATTTTTTGCTACGTTTGCGAACCACAACGGTGGTGAACCTAGAATGGTTATTATTGAGCTTGCCTCGAACGCAACTACTATGACTAAAGGTGCCGCAATTCAGATTCATTTCGGAATCGGAAGCACAGAAGGATCAGAAAATGATCACTACATGGAATGGAATCCCAATAGACAAAATCAACTCTTATTTTCATTCAGGCGGAAAAATGCTAACTACACCGAAACACCGGAATTAGTATTAGGAACAGTAGCAGGAACCGGCGTGACTTTTGGTTCACTTTTTGTTTTGGATGCCGGACAAGGCTGGGCATATGGAGGTGCTTCTCCAGTGCAAATATTCTGGGACCCCAATGATGCTGACAAATTTTTCGGTGTATGGAGCCCTGCATCAGGCGCCTCTTATTACTCACAGACAATCAACGCACAAAGATTTTTACTTACAGGCTCGGGAACGACAATAACTGCTGACGGTACTCCGACGGAAATGACTCCAGGACCTGAGAATGGTCATAGCTGGGACAGTAATTTTGGTTACGAAAAATTTACTGCTGCAATGAATGTTTCTGGAACTAAATTAATGGTTAATCACATGTTTGACGGAGATGGCTCCAGCACTGGTGGTTATAGCGCCGGATCTGGAAAAACCAAATTTACTACTGGAACAATTAATATAGCCGGTACTCCGAATATTACTACAACTAATTACATAGGAATTTCTGACGGAGCATATGCAGATGCGGCTACAGCAACAATTCAAACTGGCGGTGCTATTGATGATGCCCAATCAGGTTTAACACCTGGTTCTGTATATTATTTACAATCAGATGCATCTGGAACTTTATCTACAACTGCAGATACACCTTCTGTTATCGCGGGAACTGCGCTTTCAGCAACAGAATTATTAATTGCTGACGGAGTAGGAACATCTGCTGGAGGAGGAGGCGGTAGTGGAGCGGTTGAGTCCTTATCATCATTAGTAGAAAAATATCCTACAGGTTCTACATACCCACTTCCTGCACAAACTATTGCTGTAGGCACAGATAAGCTATTACTTTCAGAAACATTCCTACAGACAGGTGAATTAACTGTTAATGGAGTCTTACGTTTAGGAAAACTTTTTGAAGAAGAAATTCCAACTGGAGTGACTCTTATTACGGGTGGTTTTAATGTAATCGGTTCCGGTACACTAACAAATGCCCAACCTTTAGTTTCAAACTATGATGATAATTTCTTAGACAATAAAACTGGTGATCTTGATCTTGGAGTTAATATAACTAATCGAGCCACCGGCGTACTTGGTGCAGGAGTTGATTTATCTGCTACAACAGGCACATTAACTTCAAGTCATGTTATTGGGACTGATGTAACAGGTGTATTAGGATCGGGTCTTACCGGTCAACCTACTATCGCCGGTACAAATTTTACAGGCACAATTAATACAGCTGTTCAGGATAATATTACAAGAGTAGGAGCACTTGTTTCAGGATCAATTGAAAACACCGTTACAGGTGGCGGAGGATTGACCGATGGTTCAAGTTTAACATCATTAGATTCCATTTCAAAAGGTGCAATAGAATCCGGCGGAACATCAGCTCATGGTGTAAATCCAGTGTATTCGGCATATCTTTCGACCTCCACTACGGGCGCTGCGAAGGTCGCAGAGGACGCATCCGGTACACGTATTCCGGTGGGATTAGGATGGGATTACTTAGGACTTGTACGCTATGAAGGAGGTTGGATGTATGGAACTAATGATTCTCCACATCTTTTAAAAGTTCCACTTTCTTATGGACTAGCGACCTCATCCAAGCACAGGTATTCTCAATTCATGATAAAAATTCCAGGTATATCATGTTATGCAACCAGTGATCGCATTGGAATGCAGATGTGGGTTCAATCAATAAACACGAATGGCCAGATAAATAACTCCACAAACCCACCTATTGTTTTTAATAATGCCGCGAAGGCCGGCGCCAAGCACGCTTATTGCGCCACAACGCTAAAAACCGATGGAACATCTACAATAATGAGTAGCCAATCAGGAGATATAGTTCCCGTACAAGCTTTCACTGCCGGTCATGCTAGCGGCAGTTCAGTTTATGATCATTATAAGACCCAAATAACTATATACATTGATAATGCTCAGGTTGGCGGAGGACGTTGTAGACAGCCGCCTAGATTTCATTGGATAGCTTGCAGCAACTATGGAGAGCAAACTGAAAATCTCTATGGACAATATACAACTGGAATGTGCACCCTCGCAACAACAGATGGTCAATATAATTATGGAACAAATCTGTGGAGACAAGCATATAATTATCAATTCGCCGCTATTGAGTTTAGAGGTCTCGCCGCTCACAACCCCAGCGGATCTGCTATACTGCAGCAAGGCCTTCAAACGCGGCTCAAACACTCACAATTTCCATTACCAGATATGACCGTACACGGTCCGGGCTACGCCAGCTTCGTAAACGCGAATGGAAGTGGTGGCATAGGTGACGATACGACAGGAGAGGGAGCATACCTTTATGGATTAAGGAATGGAATAGCAGAAAACACAAGTTCTCCAGAATATACACATTATGGAGTTGGTTACGGCCAAGATGGTGCATAGAATATTTAATAACAAGATCAATTAATAAAAAGAGCAATATGGCAAATAAGATACAAATGGGAACCGGCGATCCAGTTTTTTATGAAAATGACGAGCGCATGGATATTGCAGTTGCTAGAGCAGAGCGCAACAATCTATTAGCTGAAAGTGATAAATATATCGTTACGGATTATCCAACAGCTAAAAAAGCTGCATGGAAAACTTACAGACAAGCACTCAGGGATTTTTCATTTCCTGGTGCGGATGATGATTTGATAGTTGACCCAGTTTGGCCTACTAAACCAGAATAATTTAAAAAGGAAAAAAATGGCAGATTTTATTATAAAACCAGCAGTAGGTGATAACCTAAAAATCCAAGATGCGGCAGGAGGAGCTGCCATTTCTGTGATGGCTGGAGCAGATACTACAATAAAATCCTCTTCAGGTCAAAATCTAGTTTTACAGGCGACAAGCGGTGACCTTATTTTCAATGATGATCAAGGTACTGAACAATTGAAGATATTGGCCACAACCGGAGTCACTACATTTGGATCTTACGATCCGTCAGCCGGAATGAGAGGTAATTTACAAGTGGTACAAGGTTCCGGCACAGATATGACTGCTAGCACAGGAGTAAATAATATTACTTTTGGAGGCGGAGTATTACAAGTGGTATTTACATCGAAATTTGCAAACTCTAAATATGCTATGAGGACAGATGCTGTTATCACAGGATCTGATTCAGCTTTTTTTAATTGGTCTGTAAACGGAACTGTGGTAGGATCTACCTCAACAGTTTTTTCCGGTATGTCAGTGTCCGGTGGTCATGTCGCATTCACTAACAATGATGGTAATCAGACCGTAGCCGCTAGTCCAACAGTGGGAGCACTCACTTTACCAGTGTCTTCAAGTTTTACATATCAGTCTTCAATTGCGGCTCAAGCAACTGTTACTATAATAGGAATGATAAGTGCTCCTACCGGAGATCTTACTTTAAAATCGACAGCTACAACTTTAACCGTAGAAGAAATAGGATAAGAGGTCGCTAAACCATGGCAGATTCAATTATAAAAGCAGGGACAGGTGATAACCTGAAAATACAGGATGGGGACGGAACAGACATAATTAGTGTTCCTGCCTCTGGCGCTACTATCATAAAAGCCAGACCTAATCAAAAATTAATATTTCAGCCTGCAACAGGTGGGGACATTTCTTTTAATGATGATCAAGGTGTAGAGCAGATGAAGATAGCAGCAACTACGGGAGAGACAACTATGGGTCCCGGTGTCGTGATTGACTATAGTGGCTTGGGAATCCAAGAATATGCGATGGTTGGATCATCAACAAACATGACCAAATCGGCCGGTACTGCAGATCTAACTTTTGGACAAACAAACGTTACAGATGGGCAGAACTGGCAGTTCACCGGCGGTTCAACTACTGCTACCTTCAACGAAGGATTCGCTGATGGAGGTTTATGGAACACTGTAATTACTGGTCAAACTGCGCTTAACACAAATGGCGGAGTCCTCATGGATACCAGAATTCATGTTGGATCGGAATTCGTTCCAAGCCAAGCCACTCCTCCTACTATTACTCCCGGAACATGGACTTTATCAACTTCCAGTACTTCAATAAGCCCTAGCTCAGGTAATCTACCGGCAGGAATTACAGTTGGAGCAACCATTACCCTTCCTCCTACTGTTGTAACCGGCAGTTCATATTTTACTGGAATGGCCGGCCCTCCTAATGGAGGTTCAGTCTCAGTTAATGCCGGCTCGACTACCATTAACGCAGGTGGATTCACTTTCACCAACAACCCTCCATACGGGCCAGTTTTAGTTGGAGCAACAATATCCGGTACGCAAGGTTGGATTGCCGGCGGAACAACAGTTGCAGTCGTAAACGCCACTTCGATAATAATGAGCCAGCCTGCAAATGGTAGTGGATATGGCCCATTGACATTTACAAATCCAGGATCGACAACGAATTGGCTTTCGGGTGGCGTGGCTACGATTACTGCACTTACTAGTTCGACAGCAATGACGATAAGTTCTACTCCGTTAGCTTCAGGTACTTCTTCTGCCTCAACCATTGCTGGCGGCTCGTATGGCCCAACTAATCTCACGGTTGTAAATATTCCCGGGTCCAGGATATCGTTAAATTTGTCCTCGGCGCTCCCTTGCTCAGGCGGAACCGCGATCCCTTCTTCTACATTTAACTACACGACTGCTTTTCCTCCAGCTATTTTGCCTGGAGCAGTACTGTCCACTTCCGGTGCCGGATGGTTGACTAATGGAACCGCAGTTGCAACAATTGTTGATGCTACCACAATAACCTTGACTCTGCCTGCTCTGGGTTCTGGACAAGTCACTCCCGTAACATTTACACATGTGTTGGGCGGTC